GAATTCAGTTTCTGAAACTAATGAGTTGTTAGAGATAGCATAGAGAGCACTGTATCCTTTAGGATTAGGAATGATTGCAGACTTCTCTTTTCTCCATTGTTTCTGGACTTTAGGATAGTCATCCCAATCTGCATACTTACCAACAAACTGCTGAAGGCAACCACCTGGAAGAATACGGAATCCAATAACATTTACAGAAGGGTTACGATCACGAACCTGCTGAATGAAAATACTTGTAGCATTATCATATTCAAAGGAACTGTAAACACGACCAGTTGTACGGTCACGAAGGATTACACCAAAATCAACACGACGTGAAACAATTCTGGTTTCATCTGCATGTTCATCATAGATCTCTTGACCATATGAACTAGAGCATGCTTCGCCGTCGGATAGAACACATACATTTACTTTTTGTAAATCATTCTGCTTTTTGAAATCAGGGATGATGTAATTTAACATTACGATTGCTTCATTCAAAGGAGTACCAGATAGACCAATACCAAAAGTTGAACCATATCCTGTATTGTGTCTGTAGACAGATGCTTCACGGAAAAGATTTCTGCACTGCATCTCATACTCACGAGAGTTAGAACGAGATGAAACAAAATTCATTAAGTGAAAGTATTTTCATCAATATAGATTTCATTCTTCTTAACATTTTCATGACGAGAAGAATAGTAACTGTAACGATAATCATTCCAATCTTTATTCTCAGTGCTATTTTCCATTGCTCTCTGAGCGGCATACCATTCATTAGTAAACGCATAGACTTCAAATGGAATTTGAACTTTCTTACAGAATGCAGTAAGATTTAAAACTTGCTTTACTGTAGCAAGTAATTCGCTAGACATAGAACCAGACCAATCAAGAATGAAAAGTAAACCATGGTTCTTACCATCAGGAAGGATTGTTACTTTTTTGAAAAGGTCTTCGTTGTATCTGTAAGTATGTAACTTTGCAGTATCAAGAACACCAGTTTTAGATTGACCTGCACGAGCATATGCATCAGCAGATTTTTTACACTCAAACTCTTTTACAAGATAGTTAACTTCTTTTTGAGATTGCTTTTTGAATAGTTGATATCTAGCATCTACTTCTAGATATCTCTCAGGATCTTCTGCATTCTCATTGATCCAACCATGAAGTACTTTCCAATCAACTACGTGATTATCTACATCAACTTTCTGAGGAATCTCAACATAGACTGGATCTCTTCTTTGACCTCTTGAAGATAGTTCTTCTGTTGCATTATCAAAAGAACGTTGAGTTTTAGATTCTTCAAGTGAATTCTCAGGTTCAGTTAGATTACCATCTTCATCATACATATCATCTCTTACATCTTCGAGTTCTGTTCCTGATGATTTTGATTGATTAGGAGCAGATGATGCACCACCACCTCTAGATGATGAACTACTTGATACAGTTGGTTGATCTTCGTCGCTAGACTTAGACTCTCCTGCTTTATCAGATGAAGATGAAGATGCATTTTTAGATTGTCCACCAGTATTATTTTTAGGTTGAAACTCTTCAGCATCTTCTTCTGCAGGTACTTCCATAGTTGCCTGCTCTTCTTGTTGTTGCTTACTGAAGTTAAAAACATCTTTAGCAATTTCTAACACTTCGTCAAAAGTCTCAGCAAGATCTGTACGAGCAACAAATAACTTTTCTTCGATAGAAAATGGAATCAACGCACTAGCACCAATCTTGAAGTGCAGATTGATACGGTCAATCAAACTGAACTCAGATGTATCTTCATCTTCAACACCAAAGAAATCTCTACTATTTAATTCTTGATAACCATTATTAAAAGACTTGCGAAGACCTGGAAACTTACGCTTCATTAGTTTCTCAATACGTGCATCTTCGATAACATTTATAAAGTCTTGAGGGCATTGTGCTTTCTCTCTCCAGTCTTCATTAGGAGTGAATAAAGCATGACCTACCTCATGACCTACAAGCATATCATACACAGTTCCAGAAGCGTGATCCCACATAGGAAGAGTCAAGACACGACGATCTACATCAAAGGATGCTGTAGCAGTTCTGCGGTGTTCTACGATAAGATTCTCTGTAGCGAGAAGACGAGCAAGGTTGCCTTTGATTTCTGGTTGATTTGTATGCATGACCGTTTGTGTGTTATGCATCTATTGTACACGTAAATTTGACCTTGTGTACCACTATTGGACCACTTTCTAAAGTGTCACATTACCTGCTAAACTAATTCTAGGTTTATCAGTTGAATAATATGGGTGTACTCCGTGATAGATCCTAGCGGGAAATAATATCATGCGTCCATTATCTCGATAGTCAATCTCAATATTTTGACAATATGTATGTCCAGAATGTGAAGGATGGATAAAATAAAAACATCCTGGGTAAGGTTGATTAGAAGATGCAACCCTATAATCTTTTCTTTCTTCCTCTAAAGAGTATGGTATATCATGAAAAATAACCCAACTGTATATACCCTGATGATTGTGTGGTGGATTGTACATATACTTTTCAGTAACGTTAACCCACATAGTATCTAAACTAAGAGAATCAAAATTATACTTCGGTCTAATAATTTTTTCTACTTCATGTTCATACTCATCAGTTAGCTCTTTATGAGTATCTTTATAAGTCTTTACTAGTTCTGAAATTATAGGACCTAGAAGGGGTGTTGCTTCTGGTAATAACCAGTTGTCTGTTTGTATACCAGATAAACTAGTTTTCTTTGTTCTATCAGCAGACCAGATTAAATCATCTAATGTTTTTCTAGTCCCTTCTGGTAATGTTGTATGTACATACCCTGATGAAAAGAAAGGAGAAAAATTAATATTCACGGATGGTACTAAAATTCTTTGGTTTCTCTACAATAAGAGTTCTCTCAAATTTATCACTCATAGCTTCTTTGTGTGAGATTACAAACACATTAGTACGGTCATCAAAATTTCTCAGTATCCATCCTAACTCAGATGTACCTGATTGGTCAAGAGAACCATCAAATATCTCATCTAAGATAAGTAAGTTAGTATCCACGCTATTCTTAAGCTTAGCAATACTACGCCAAGTGAGCAGAAGAGCGATATCAATACGAGCTTTCTCTCCTTCGCTGAACGATTCATAAGAAAAAACATCGCGATACCTTGATTTAATCGTTTCTTCAAAGTTTTCATCGAGAGTAAAATTAACGTAGAACTCCATGTTTCCAAGATAATGTGCAATCATCTTGTTCATGGTGGGAAGATAAGTTTTTATAATTCTAGTCTTGATACCACTGTCTTTCAATAGTTTTGATGCAACACTTAATGTATCTTTATCTTTTCTAGTTTCATCTAGTTGTACAGATAAATCTTTTTTATCAGAAACAAGAACTTTTAACTTAGAGTATTCTGCCTTTGCATCAGCATTATCATTATGTATTTCTTCGATCTCATTATTGATGTCTGTGATAGCTTTTCTTATTGAAGTTATCTCATAGTTTGTTTGCGTTACCTGACTATTCAAGTCACTAATCTCTGTAGATAACTCATTAAACTTTTCAACTCTAGTTTGTTCTTCTCCAATTGCATTGTTTAGTTCATCAAATCCCTCTTCCATTTCTTGTATTTTATTTTTACCATTAGAAATTTTTTCTTTTCTAAAACTATCTTCTAAGGTTTGTGTGCATGTAGGACACACATGATTGTCTTCAAAAAACTTATGTTCTTTCTTGATTGAGTTAAGTTTATGTGTTAACTTCATCAAGTATGTGTTCAACTTAGTAAGTTTTTTACTGGACTGTTTATAGTCCAACATTTCTTCATTAAGTCTTAGGATTTGTTGTGTAAGATTTGTAATAATATCTGAGTTATCTGTTTCTTTTGTTTCGTATTCAACAATTTTTTGTTTCTTCCTGTCAATTTCTTCCTTGTCTCTCTTCTCCAAATTCAACATATGTTCTTTCTGGATGGTAATTTTATTCTTAACTAGTTCTAATTCATATTCAACATCTCTTAGTTCTTCATTATTAATCTTAACCTTTGCTCGCAGGTTATCATTCATCGTAGAGAAGATCTGAATGTCTAGAATGTCTTCAATAATTTCCCTTCTCTGTCCTAGAGGCATTCTCATAAAGGGAACAAATGTTGAAGCACCCAAGATTACAACCTGAGTAAATGACTTGAAGTTCATCTTCAAAACATTCTTTTCAAAATTCTTTTGTTGATCATTGACTGCTGCTTCTTGATTAAACAACTGTCCGTTTACTGATATCTCAAGTTTGTTTGGTTTGATAGCACGCATTACTTGGTATTCATTTTTACCAATTGTAAACTCTACCTCAACAACTGTATCCCTATCATTGATACTATTCACTAAAGATGACTTACTAATTTTACGGAAAGGTTTTCCAAACAAACCAAAGGTAAGGGCATCCAAAATGGTGCTCTTACCTGCTCCGTTACTACCAACAATCAAATTAGTTTTTGCATCAGTTAGTTCAACTTCTGAAAAGGTATTACCTGTGCTTAAGAAATTTTTCCAACGTACTTTTTCAAACGTAATCATATAATGCGAGGTGGAATAATCAAATCGTCTCCAGAATACACGACATAATCGTGACCCATAGACTTGCATGCTTTTATTATAGCATCTTTTTCAATTTCTATCACGTCCAATTCTGGAGCCATAGGATCTGTACTTTCATCTATTAGATAAACATAGCGTTCAGCATCTTCTTCTTGCTCAAACATTGGAACAACTTGGCGTTCTGCAGTATTAGCAAGAGAGAAGACCTGTTCTGGTTTGCCCGTTAGAGTAAGAATGTACATAAGTCATGTTACCTCACATGACTCTATGTATAATGTCTGCATCAATTTTTTTAGGTCGGACTTGTCTACGGATACCTCAACTTCGTCGATGTACTCATTGAGTAAAGTTAATGTATCCTTAACATCAATATCCGCATCGTCATCAATATTTGAATCGACTAGAGTTTCAATGATCTTAACATCATGAACTCCTACCCTATACATTCTATCAATGAATGAATCAAATTGTGCATACTTTCTTTTTTCTTCAACGATAATCTTAATAAAGCAGTTCTTGTAAGGAGTTACATCTACTTTATCATAATTGGTTTCGATATCATTGTAATAAATTTTATGAAAGATTTCATATGGATTCTTGATCCAAGTTAATTGGTCTGTTTCTGTATCATAGATATGAAATCCTCTTTGATCTTTATAGTCATTCCAATAAATCTGGTATGGGTTACCAAGATACTGTATGTTACCATGCTTTGATTTGTGATGGTAGTGTCCAGACCAAACACGATCAAATCTATGAAATAGATTTCTATCCATACCATGATCCATCATAAGACCAGGAGTCATCTCAAATCCAGCAAGTTCTAAATGACCACATAAGACATTTGCATTACTAGTTTCAAGAATATTGAGAACGTTGTCTTGATTCTCTTTATTAATCCAAGGAAGCATGAGGAAGGTTTTACTACCTAACTTAATTTCTTCTGCCTCAGTATATACTGTAAAGTTTTCATACTTATCTAAAAGTAGTTCTGGAGAATTGATCTTATTAGTATTCTTATAATATGTACAGTGATTACCAAGAATCATATGAACTTTATAATCCTTTAATCGTGAGAAATAATTTTCTGTAATTCGATTGTAAGTATTGAAGTCAATAGTTTTTCTGTTATCAAAAGTATCACCACAATCAATAATAGTATCTACACCTTCTTTTTCAAGAGTAGGAAAGAATATATTATCATAAAATTTTTGAAAGAACTCCCAGAATGCTGGGTTTCCTTTACGGGCATCTAGATGCTGATCAGTTATTACAGCAATCTTCATCTCTTTTCTCCCATTGTCTCGTCAGTGATTCCAGAAATTGACCAGTTGGTTGATTTACTTTCCAAGTTGAGTCTCGACATTTTAATACAAGTGTCTCTCGAATATGAGGTGAGGATTCCCTTACCATCCTGATCGTAGCTAGTCCACGTTCCAGAGCGTTGTACCTCGACACGGAATCTTCCTCTGCTGGTTTCAAACCATTCATATGTTTCGTAATCTCCACTCATTGTTGTTGCTGTTGTTCTTGTGTTCTGTTGTAAATAACAATTCGTCCATTATCAATTGTAAATTCTAACACATCATCATGACTCCACATGAGTTCTTCATATAATGTATTAAGTCTTCTCATGTCGTCGTACACATCACTCATCTATTCATCCTGATCTCAATGTTTTCTTTAATGGTGTTCATCTCAGCGGAACCTGAGGTACCACCACTATCGTCGATCTGCATAACAGTTGACGCATCAGAATGATCAAGAATTTTTTGTTTAATTTCTAGTTGCTTCTTTTCTTTCTGTATGCGACGTAGGAAAGCGTAGTAAATAATTTGAGTAAAGTATGCAAAAGGGTTCTTAGACTTCTCAGGATCGAAGTTATCAATGTACTGCAAGCAGTTTTCAATACCATCACAGATCATATCTTCTCTGAATGGATAATTAACAAAGTTTGGTTTATAGGAAAGGTGAGTTGCGATCTTTAAAAAGCAGTCACCAACATAGTTACTCACCCTTGGTTTGGGTTTGTCGTGTTCCTTCGCGTAAATAACTCTTTCCCTATAGGAAGTCATTGCTTCCAATAGTTCTTTGTTGTTCACATAGTATTCGGTGTTTTTACGCCTGACCATATATTTCCTTTCGCATGTACCTATATTATCACAAAATCCAAACTCATGCAATAGGGGGCTTGACGAATCATCATAAAGTGTGTACAATAACCTTGTGAAGGTTCAAAGGAAGATAGTAGCTTAGCTTCCCTTGTAGATCTTCTCTAGCATTTTTCTCGTTTGATCTACTGATCCAACGTATCCAGGTAGTATTTTTTCTGGATTACCATTCTTACCTTCAGCATACTGTGCTGCTAACTGTTTTTGTTTTTTATCTTCAGATAAACATTTAAGATAAAAGTTCTCTACTTTTTTATCACACTCACTCATAGTAAGGATATTACTTCTTGGTATAAGAAACAAATCTTCAAAAGTAGAATGTAACCATTCCACTAAAGTAAATCCTTGCATACCCTGTAGATTCTGTGATCTAGTTACATATTCTACTTTCATTGGTTCACTTACTAGACATGTATCTTCCTCAGGCATGTAACAAATCTTACATATAATCTCTTCGCCTGATACTAATTTTACTACTGCATAAAATTCTTCTTCCATATCCCTATCGTAAGTTTACTTTTATGACTTCATATTTGAAGTTTTCTGATTGATAGATATTTACTCTCTCGTTTAAATGTTTGAGAGTGTAGTTCCTACCATTAATATCGTCAGCGATATCGTATAAGGTCGCTATATCTTTTCCTTCTCCTTTACGTAAGACCCTTCCTATTGATTGTAAGTTTCTAACACGAGACTTACTAGGTGAAGCAAAGATAATGTTGTGTAATCGCTTTATGTTAATACCAGTGGAGAATGTTCCGTAAGAAGCGATGATGACTGCGTTGTCTTGAGTTTCGGTTAAATGTCTTACCTCTTCTCTGTCTTCTACATCTGTTCCACCATGAACAAAGAATATCTTCCTTTGCTCATCTATAGTATTATTTATCAATTCATACAACGGTTCTCCATGCTTCTCGATATAATTAAATAGAACAAGGGTGTTGCCCTCTATGTCTGCTACTAGATTCTTTATCAAGTTATTCCTTCCGCGATGCTGCACTAGGAAATCAATTTCTTCTTGATATGACTCGAAATATTGCGGAGCATGGTTGCATAGTAATACTTTGATTCTAAACTTAGATAGGTAACCAGACTTGATTAATTCGTCAGTTTTGGTAACCTGTGTACAGGATCCAAATAATCCTTCCAACACCCACTTGTGTGTCTTGCTACCATCAAGCGTACCAGTGAAACCAAATCTATATTTTGCATTATGTAATTTGGTCATAATGCCTGTTAGGGATTTGGATTTGAAAAGATGTGCTTCATCTCCGATCACACAGTCAATGTCGTCAAAGTATCTTTTAGGAAACTTGTAGATAGACTGCCATGTTGAAATTATAACTTTTTTTTCTGTTACTTTATCTTTTCCACTATAGATCTTATGAACGAATTCATCCGCCGCCCATCCATACTCTTTGAAGTCATTCACCATCTGCTCTACCAAAGAAGTAGTAGGCACGATGATGAGCGTTTTCTTGTTGGTGGCGCAATAGTATCTGACGAGGGAATAGATCATCAAACTCTTTCCGCTGCCCGTAGGAGAAAGAAGTAATTTACGATTGTTCTTGAGTGATTCGTAGACTGCCTCGTATTGATATTCACGAGGTTGAACATTGCTTATCTTGTCCATGAAGAGTTTGACTCCTTCTAAAGACACAAACCCATTGGTATCACTAGCATCACCATACCAATCATTCTTTTCATATGCTACGGTATACGCTCTCTCGTCTGCCCACTCAAATAAATGGTCTAGCAAACCTCCATACAACTCACCATTCGCAGGAGAATACAGGCGAATCGTTCCGTCCCAGTATTTGTACTTGGGATTTCTTTTTAGAAACTTTGCTTCTGGTACTTCAAATGAAAAGTAATCAGACAACTCATGATGAATGTGAGCTGCTCCAGCAACAGTGACGTATACCTCATTCTTTTTTTTAATTACAATGTCGGACATTAGTCACTACCGTTTATGAATTTCTCCCATTGAATAGCAGAGTTAATCTGAAACCCACGACTGGAGATTTGTTTCATTACTTGATCTAAGAAATAAAGCATCTGATCAATGTACTTAACCTTCGCTTCCATATTAATAATGTCTTCGTCAGATTCAAGATACACTCTCATTTTTTCTGAGGTTTTGATACTGGTGCCGAATGGTTTTTCCGCATAAGTTTTAGCGTCAGCTTCTCCACCATAATATTCTCTTTTCTGTTTCACAAGTTGCCTTGTTTGAAACTCTAAAGAGGTTTTAAT